CTCTGGTGGTCGATTATCTGGATCATTTCGATCCCGACCCGGCCGAGACCTACATCAAATCCGATGGAACCCCCGCGGTAGAGTTGAGTTTTAGGTTTGAGCTTGATTGGGGGCCAAGGGCGGGTGAATGCAAAGATGGCCTGGAGCCGGGTGACGTTGGCTACCCCGGACCTTCATATGAGTCCCAACCCTACCTCCTCTGTGGCCATCTCGACCGAGTCGTTAGCTTCAACGACCAACTTCTGGTAATGGACCGCAAGACCACTACCACCACCCTCAGCGGATATTACTTCAACCAATACGAACCCAACAACCAAATGACTCTGTACACCCTCGCCGGTAAGATCATCATGGGCGCCCCTATCCGCGGAGTGATCATCGACGCTGCCCAAATCCTCTTAGAAAAACCCAACGCTTTCGCCCGTGGCTTCACCTATCGCACCGAGGATCAACTTGAAGAATGGCTTGCCGACCTTCGGGTACTATTGGAAAACGCCGAACGTTATGCGGAGAATGACTATTGGCCGATGAATGATAGCTCATGCGATAAGTTTGGGGGTTGTCGCTATCGTGATATATGTTCAAAATCCCCATCAGTTCGAGAAAGATTCCTAGCCGCTGACTTCGAAAAACTGGAGCCTGATCAACGATGGAACCCATTGAAGAGCCGCTAATCCCTTCCTGGCTCCGCTGGCCGCCCAACTGCTGCGAAACCTGCACAGGCTGGCGACAACACGCTGAGTTCGAGGGCCAATGTGAACAATCTGAATCCGGCAACTCCAGCAACATCACTGATTCCCGCTTCCGATGCCAAGACTTCAAAAGGAGACCAGATGCCCAGCCTCAGCAACCATCACTCTAACGCCCTCGTCAAACTCCTGCTTCTCGGTGATGCAAAGTCCGGCAAAACCAGCAGCCTCGTGTCCCTAGTCAAAGCCGGCTACAAACTCCGCATCCTCGACATGGACAACCTTCTCGATCCACTCAAATATCAAATCATGTCCCACTGCCCAGACAAGATCGAGAACGTCGAGTACCACAGTCTTCGCGACGATTACAAAGTCACCCCCGCTGGCACCGTGGTCGACGGCAAGCCCAAATGCTGGATCGATTCGCTCAAGATGCTCAACAACTGGACCTACACCGACTCAATCACCGGCGAAGTCATCGAGCTTGGCTCACCAGCAACTTGGCCCGACGACACCATTCTTGTCATTGACTCCCTCAGCCGCTGGTGCGACGCTGCTATGGAGTTCCATCGCAGCATGACCCCAGTTGGCAGAGGCGGTCAAGCCGACGGCCGAGCAATCTATGGCAACGCCCAAGACGATGTCGAGAAGCAACTGGCCGGTCTCACCTCACCTAAATTTCGTTGCAACGTCATCGTCATCTGCCATGGCGTATACATGACCCTTGACGATGGCACAACCAAAATCTTCCCTCAAGGCATCGGTCAGAAGCTATCCCCAAAGATCCCCACCTACTTCCCCAACTACATCCGCTACATCCAAAAGGCGGACAAGCGAACCATCCAACTAACCTCAAACCAAATGATCTCCCTTGCCAACGGCCGCCCAGATGCCATGCCGGCCGAACTCCCCACCGACACCGGCCTCGCCGAATTCTTCGCGATATTAAAGGGACAACCCGCGAAGTCTGAGGCAACACCAGTTGCCAAACCCAAGTCCCTGACATTGAGACGAACATGATTTCATACACGATGGAGATAAAGAACTTAAGCATTGCGCTTGAGTGCTTGTCAAGAATTCGAGATACCAATACTTTATATCGTGAAGTAGAGAAACTTCTCGAAGCTACAATAGAAAAACAGAAGGAGCTTTGCAAAGAACCAATGGCAGCATCGCCACCTAAGACAACTGCACCTGACGACGATATCCCCTTCTAGGAACCCAGCATGAACCTCACTCAACCCACTCCACAACTCCTCACCAGCGACCTCCAAACCATCATGAGCATTCACAACTACCTACTCAACATCAGGGAGCCATCACCCGACATTCAAACCGCAATCACCCACATCGAAACCCAACTCCGCAATTTAATCACCGGCATTCTCGTAACCCAAGGACCCACACAATGAACGAACGCGCCAATTTTGCCTCGATCCTCGACGAAGCCCCGACCGAAATCAACCGCCCGAAGCCGCTCCCCGAAGGCACCTACCTCTGCGTCGTGGGCCAGCCCGAGGAAGGGAAGTCATCGAAAAAAGGAACCCCGTTCGTTAAGTTCCCGCTGCGACCCATGAGCCCACTGGATGACGTGGATGGCGACGCCCTTGAAGAAGTCGGCGGCCTTGAGTCCAAGAACCTCTCGTCCACCTACTATATCACCGACGACGCTGTGTATCGGCTCGATGAGTTCCACGCTCATTGTGGCCTGGACCTCAGCGAACCGCTCTCCCGTCGCACCCGCAACGGCGAGGTGGTCAATTCTCAGGTACTCGCTGTGGTCAAGCATCGTATGTCTGAGGATGGAACTCAGGCGTTTGGGGAAGTGTCGAGGACGGCACCGGCGGAGTAAGGAGATAGCAAATGGAAAATGAAAATAGCAGATCAATGACCTTCGGTGAGCGTGCTGTGGGTTTGTCTTTCAACCCCTCTAGCAATGGCGATGTTGATAAGCTTAAGATATTGTACGCAGACGTCATCGATCACATGAACGACTTTCGCAAGTGCTACATCGCTCGCGGTGATAACCCCGAAATGGTTCGTTTATGTTCAATCGCAATCACCGAGGCACAGACTGCTCAGATGTGGGCTGTTAAGGCTGTGACTTGGCGCGGTTGATCTAGCCTAAACCTCGAAGGGGGCTTCGGTCCCCTCCGTCATTTTGGAGAGCCCATTTGGAAGACGCAGCCCAAATCAAACGCTTGGTGAATACCTTGACTCAATCCAAATCCGAACCTGATGCGACCATGGCCCTGCTCTCCGAGCGCGGCAAGACCCACGGAGACTTCGCCAACCACGCAGGCTGCACTCAGGAACTCAAGATCGCCATGCAGCATTGGGCCAGCGTCTCCGGTAAAGACTGGCAGACCCTCCCCAACACCCACCGTGAAGCCTTGGAGATGATCGCCCACAAGATCGGCCGCATCATCGCCGGCGACCCAGACTTCCGCGATCACTGGGACGATCTGGCAGGCTATGCAACTCTAATCGCACAAAAGTGTACAAAATGAGGTGCAGCAAGTGACCCCCATCGTCCTTCTCGCCGAAGCCTACGGCGAAGCCGAAGCCCGCCACAACGCCCCACTGATCGGGGCGTCAGGCATTGAACTCCTACGGATGCTGGGGGAGGCCGGGGTCATTGATCTATCCCCCGTCGACCGTGACCTAATCTCCCTCTACTACCGCACCAACGACAATCGCCGCATCATTGAGATCTGGTCCCATCACCCCGAAGTCCACCGCACCAACGTCTTCAACATCCACCCTCCCGCCAATGACCTTGGGCATTTCCTTGGGGCGAAGTCTGATGCACTCCCCGGTTATCCAATGCTCAAGGTCAATCCCCAAAAGGGTCGGCCGAAGCCTCAGGGGCCTTGGGTCCGAAAGGAGTTTGCCACAGAACTGGAGCGCCTCGCCGATGAGCTGTGCAATCACAATCCTAATATCGTGGTTTGTCTTGGCAACTGTAGTCTCTGGGCCCTTACTGGTAAGACTGGTGTCTCCAAGCTTCGGGGTACGACTCTGTTGTCTACTCATACAGTGGATGGTTTCAAGCTACTTCCTACTTACCATCCCGCTGCAATATTGCGGAACTGGGACAACCGCCCCGTAGTCATTGCCGACCTGATGAAAGCCCATCGCGAATCGCAGTTCCCTGAGATAAGGAGACCCCATCGTGAAATCTGGATCGAGCCGGCCATCGAGGACATTGATCGATTCATCCACGAACATATCTTGAGATGCGGAATCTTATCTGTTGATATCGAAACAAGTGGAACACGCATTACGTGTATTGGCTTCGCCCCAACCTCAGGTCTTGCAATCGTTATTCCATTCGATGACAACCGAACAAAGAACGGTTCTTTTTGGGCAACTGTACGGGATGAGGCTAGATGCTGGGAGCTTGTTCGATCAGTTCTCGAAGATGCTTCTACCCCCAAACTCTTCCAAAACGGCTGCTACGACATCGCCTTCCTCTGGCGGTCAATGAGGATCAAGGTTCTTGGTGCAGCCGAGGACACCATGCTCTGCCACCATGCGATTCAGCCTGAGTCGTTGAAGGGTCTAGGCTTCCTCGGCAGTATCTATAGTGACGAGGCCACCTGGAAAGGAATGGCAAAGCATGCGAAAACCATTAAGCGTGATGACTAATGAGAATCATTAAAACCCACGAAACCGACCTGTCCTCCCTCCCCCCTTGGGACGCCGACATGGTCTACAACGGCCTCGATTGCTGTGTAACCCAGGACGTATTCAATGCCATCCACCCGCAACTCGACGAAGACACCGCGAGGACATATGAGTTCTCGAAAGCCCTCCAAGGTCCCGTATTGGAAATGCGGATACGTGGCGTCTTGGTCGACCAAGCGCGACGAATGGAAGTTGTTGATGAACTCTTCGAGCAAGCGGACGTTCTAGAAAGGCAGCTCAATCGCATTGTCCTTGACGGTGTCGGCCTTCCCACCTTCAACTGGCGATCCCCTGTCGATCTCCAGCGACTCCTCTACCACGAACTCGATATCAAACCCATCATCCGCGGAGGTCGACCCACTGTTGACCGTGGCGCAAGGGAGAAGATCGAATCCTACCCGATCGCCACGCAGATCATAAAGCATATCAACGCACTCACGGAACTTGGAGATAAACTCAGTGTTCTACGAACAGCGATCGATCCTGATGGACGAATTAGAACAAGTTATAACATTGCAGGTACGTCGACTGGCCGATTTAGCTCATCACTATCCGAATTCGGCACAGGAGGAAATCTCCAAAATATTGAAGAATCTCTCCGTAGCGTATTCATTGCTGATCAAGGTTATAAATTCGCCAAATATGACGCCAAGTCCGGTGAGTCCTTCTGCGTCGGGGCGATCGAGTGGAATCGATTCGGGGATGGACGCTATCTTGAAGCCTGTGAGTCTGGAGACCCTCACACAGCGGTTGCAAGAATTATATGGCCAAACCTTGGGTGGACCGGCGACCTTCGACGAGACAAGGCTATTGCTGAAACACCTTATTTCCGCCACCATAGCCATCGCTTCATGTGTAAAAAGCTTGGCCACGGATCGAACTACGGAGGCAAGCCCACAACTCTTGCCGAGCAATCCCACCTCCCCATCAACGTCGTCGCAGAGTTCCAGCCCAAGTATTTCAGCGCCTTTCCAGCTCATCAACTTTGGCAAGCAGGGGTTGAGGATCAACTTCGTCGAGCCGGATTCCTTATTAGCCTTACTGGAAGAAAACGGTGGTTCTTTGGTAGAAGAAGTGACTCAAGTACCCTCAGGGAAGCGATTGCGTATGACCCTCAGTGTTCGTTAGCCGACATCGTCAACCTAGCCCTCCTCAAACTTTGGCGCCAGGGTCACACCATTGTTATGCACGACCACGACGCCTTGACGTTCATGTACCCCGAGAAACGTGAAGATGAGATCATTCCCAAACTCATGGAAGCCCTTGTGGTGCCCATACCGCTGGCAAATGGCCGTACACTACGGATACCATATGATTGCGAGGTGGGATGGAATAAAGGACACTTTGATTCTAAGTCTAACCCCGATGGACTACGAGCTTATTCGGGGACTGACACCCGCAAACGACAACCGATCCGTTCGATCTTGGACACCATAGTGACCAAACACATTGCGAAAGTAGGCTAATGCCCACTCCAAGCTCAGGGAAACGCCGCTGTGAATCATTCATTGACGTCTTCGTCGACTCCACCGCCAACCTCGGAGCCCCGAAGATCTTCCGCAAATGGACCGCCATCAGCCTAATCGCCGCAACCCTTGAGCAAAAGGTTTGGCTCCGCACTAGCCGGCCCCTCCACCCAAACATCTACGTGTTCCTAATCGCAGCTCCGGGTGTAGGCAAAACCCGAACCATCATGGAGGGCAAACGCCTCGCGATGGAACTGGAAGACTTCTACCTCGCCCCAGTTTCCATGACCTTTGCCAGTCTCGTGGACGCCCTTTGCAAATCCAAGCGCACCATCGTCCGCCAACCCGAGGGCGAACTAGTCTATAACACCATGTGGGTTGCGGCCGACGAACTCGGTGCATTCATTCACAAATACGAACCGGAGATGATCGATGGACTATCGCACTTCTACGACCCAACTCCCTACCAACAAGTCCGCCGCACCAACGACATCGACATTCAAATCAATTCTCCTCAAATCAACATTCTTGCAGGGTCCACTCCGCAAAATCTCATGGGATTTATGCCAGACAAGGCGTGGGGTCAAGGATTTTCATCACGTGTTATTATGGTCTTTTCAGATGAACGGATCATCGTCGACGACTTTGGGGATTTTGGGCCTAGCCGAACCGCCGATCTGGTGCATGACCTTAAAATCATCAACGGGCTCTACGGGGAATTCACCGTCACCGAAGAGTATAAGGCGGCTGTAGGGTATTGGCGGGCGCAGGGCGAACCGCCAGTACCAGGGCATCCGAAGCTAATTCACTACACCACTCGACGCCGGGTCCATATCTACAAACTATCTATGATCGCCTCGATCACCAAGTCATCGGCTATGATCTTGACTGAGGCTGACTTCTTGCAGGCTCTGGAATGGCTAGTGCAGGCTGAGACTTTCATGGAAGACATATTCAAAGCCGGGACCACTAATGCCGACGCGGCTGCAATGGATGAGATTCAGCATTTTGTGGTTATTAATGACCTTGGTACGGGAGTCTCTGAGCAGCGAATCGTGCACTTCGCCAGGGAACGTGTGCCACTCACTAGCATCCTACGGATCATCGAGATCATGGAAGGCTCAGGACAAATCTTCGTCCGCCGACGGGATCGGAAGACCCAAGCTCGATACTACTCAGCCTCGCCCCTAGCGGCACCCATTGATGCACCCGAGGTGAAGCCGACGTTGAAGATCATGCAATAAAAATAGTGGGCTCGAAAGGGCCCACTAGTCATAAGCACTGGTTCGAATCATCACCGATGCTATCGTCACCACACCACGGATCTATGCGCCACAGCGCGGGATGGTTTGGTCATTGCGTCGATCGCTCCACACCCAGCGACTTAAAACCCTTAATGTCCTGGGTTGTATGCCGATTCATTTCATTCCGCAGTTGACTAATGTCATGCTCGTTGGTAACGATCGATGCTAAACTAGTCGACTGCGCTTCTTCAACCGAATGCATTCGGTTATAGATCTTATCTAATGCTAGATCAAACCTCACATTCGATTGTGTCAACCCATCCATCGCCACGGCCATGCGATTTAGCGCCGTGGCTTGACTGTTCATCGCTTGATCTAAAGTACCTAGATGGTCTATGGTGTTCTTCTCCAACAACATAAACCCAGTACTTAGCAAACTGGCCAACGCTACAGCAACTGTTTGCCATGTAACAAATCCTTTTGCAACACTATCCCCGTCAGTCATTACCACAGTCCTTGAATTAGACTAGTTAGATTGAATTTTAATCACACCCCCGTATCTTTAGCGGCGGCCTCAAACGCTGCGTCGCACTGAGCATCCAGATCAGTCAGCGACTTCATCTGTGCATCCGTAACATTCCCCGACGCCTGCAACGCAGCGATTATGTTCTTGATCGGCGTTAGGAAATTTGAGGCATCCGCAGCAACAATCGGCACAATAGTCACCAGTGCCTCAACGATCTTGCTGATTACATTCGTGGATGCCACCCCAAGTTCCGGCAGCAAGGCCTCGATCAAGGCCAAGAGGGTTTCAATTGCGGTTGAGATCATAGCAAATCCTCACTTCGAGCTGACGTTATACTGAGTGTAGATGCTCTGGAGAGTGCTGATAGATGCCTCCAGAGTATTATACGACGCAACCGGAATCGCGGCGCCACTATTTGCATTCAGCAATCCTTCGATTGAGTTCCTAGCTGCTCGTCCCGATCGCACTGCGGGGATGATCTTAGCAGCCGCCGCCGAGTTCCGGCACACCACCACGGTCCCACCACAGGGCGGCAGCTGCAAGTACCCTGTAGCGACCGCCTCGATAGCGTCGAAGCTATTTGCAGCTGCCAACGCATACTGTGCGGGGACTGAGGTGGAAGTCACAACGTCCCACGCTTGGGTGATCGACTGACATCCACTCAGGGCCAAGGCCAACCCACCAATAGCTAAAAGATTTTTCATTTCGATCTCCTTATTTAAGCCACCATGCAAGGATCAAGATTGCCTCAATAATCCACGCAACGACAATTGTTCCACCGAATTGGAACCCGCCGCTTACACTGTCAGACATGGCATTGGCACCAATGGCAAGCGCCGTCCAAACAATGGCGCCAATGAAGCCGACGATTGCT